TGACGATTCATAATTGTTACTATAGGGTAACTATCCACATCCATTACGGTGTCTGAAATCAGCATCCCACCAGCAGATAAAATACGCTGTATCCTATCTACCAACACCTGATTTACTACAATATCTCCCCGTGCCATCAAATCGGCTTTTGTAATTCTACTCAATTCTACAGTTGAACCTGGAATAGAGTTTTTACCTTCAGGCCCAGGCATTGGTTCGGGCTGGCCTGTTTGTGGATTCTGTATCATGTGATATATCGGACCAACTGCTTCTATAATTTCTAGAAAGTCTTTTAATTGCAGGTCATCTGTTATAATATTTTCTTTACCCTGCGCTTTAACAATAATTGCTAACTCTTTTGAATAGGCTTCCATTTGTTCTTGATTGAATGAAAACTCTTTTTCTGAACTTGGATCAAGCACATGAAAGACTTGATACTTTATTTTTTCATATCTATCTACAACTTCATAATGTTTATAATAAGAATCAGTATTTATTGGACCTATCTCTATCGAAGTATCCGAACTGCTCTTTCTTGACCTCGTAGGATAACGCTCATCTGAAGCTGTTGTCATCTCTGGAAGATAATCCTTTAATTGCGGATAGATATCAATCAACTGTTCTCCAGTAAATAACCTTGCAACAATCATACAGGCTGCATCTCTACAGAAAGTATCCCTAGCATTTGGATCAATATATAAATTCAACGGGTCAAGGGCCTTGAACATGATTTCACCACGACCATAATCACACATAGGATCAAGATAAACTTGAATAGCACCCATGCCTTTAACATAGTAATCATCAATGGCTTGCTTCAACTCCACATTCCCCATCGAAGTATCCCATATGTAGGTCATAAGGTCAGCAAAGAGACGACCAACCTTTTTATCACTATCTTCTCGACCCGTTGATTGAAATTTTGGTTTATTAGCAGTAAGAAGAGCTTTCGCCTGTTCTACTGCTGGATATACAACATTATCTACAACTGGACTTTGCGCCCTTGCTTTCAGTGTACTTAAGTGATCAGTTTTCCATTGTTCATTATTCCTAAATTCATCATCTTCCATTGCCTGAGTTGCCCAATTACTTCTCTGGGAATGGTACTCTTCTATAAGACGCTCGGACTTCTGGACCTCTGGATGCTTTTCCTGTGCCATAATTTGGCGGGGAAATTATAGATTAAAACACTAAAGCTACAAATCTATGCTATTTGCCAATCTGTTCTCATCCTACCCTTACTCCCTAAGATTGGTATATCAAATTTATCATGTGAAGCTGAATATGAACCCTTATTAGCATAGAACAATCCATCTAAAAGGTCATCATGCTTCCCCCTTGGATACAATAACATCTCATTTTGCAAATCTTGCATCGTACTTAGCATGAACACTTCTTTTTTAGCAAATGTAGGTTGCAAGCTCTCAAGCCTTGATGATTTAGAATTTCTAGGATTCTCCTTAATAGCTAATCCTGGTATGAATATCTCCTCTTCATTGCATCTTTTTATTACATATTCCCTTAACATCTCCTGATAACCAACAGACTCAATACGAGTCTTTGTTGATCTGTATTTTCTGAAGTTATCAACGATTGCTTCAGCAAGGGTAAGCGGTGTGGCGTGCTTTCTATAATATGGTAAAACAAATTTTCTACCTTTATTGTCAATAGCAAGATTGAATATAACAGAATAATCTGCAGTTTGCTTAACACTGGAAGCTGGATCTACTCCAGTGAATACATTCACAGGAACAATTTCCTCAAATGGCTCTGTGATCTTTATATGACCTTCTCCATCTTTGCGAAAATACTTACCTTCATAGAATTGAATATCTTCCTGTCGAAACAACTGATCTTCATCGCCAACAATTTCACACATATATTCACGATAAAACACAGATAATCTATTGATTGACTCCAACTCTTCCTTCTTTTCCCTTATTTTGTTTATAGGCCACCATTCTTCCCATAATGCCTTATTTTCTTCTAAGTCAGGCCTAAATGTCATATTCTCCCAACCAGTCATATCTTTTAATGTTTCAACCATACATCGTTCATGTTGCGGAGTTCCGATAATAACAATCCTACCTTTTCTTGGGTCTAAGGACGGAACTGCTGATTGAAGCAGCCATCTTAAATTTTGCTCCATTGCTTCAGCAGTTTTAGTATTATTCTCATCTTCAGGGTCATCTACAACTATTAAGGTCGGTCTTTGGTTTCCTACCTTAATACCACGAAGCTGTTGGCCTGTTCCTTTGCAAACAATAACAGAACCGTCTTTTAATGTAATTTCAGCCTTTTGCCAAGATTTAGCAGAATACTGACCCCAATAACCAAATATAGAACGAAACTGCTCACTATAGTCCAAAGCATCTTTTATTGTACCTAATAGCTTAATTGCATGATCCTGGGTCCTTGAAACCAATACTACAAGTTTGGGGCCTTTATCAAACATTAGATGGTACAATGGGAATACACCACCTATCAATGAACTTTTAGCATGACCCCTTGGTGCAATGATATTTATTTGCTTTTTGTTATTATCCTTTAACTTATCTGCTATCGTATAATGAAACTTAGGAGAAGCAACGGCAAACATCTGTGGCATAGCGATTTTACCAAATAAGACAATATCATCTTTAACCTTGAGAAGTATCTCTTTTGTTTTATTCAATAGTCCAATCCAACAGTGTTCTCAGAATACTTGGCTTCGTGGTCCTCGCACATCTTTTCAATATCCAGGAGCAATTCCCTAAGTGACTCAGGCGTATCAGCTTCAACAATGATTTCCTTAGTAACTCTCTTAGGTTCTTCCTTAATAACACAATCTTGAAGTTTTTTAGGATTGCTTGGCATTATTCTTCTTCATCACTTTCACTTATAGACCTTTGATATTTATCCAGTAAGAAAACTGGTATATCATAGTATTCTTTACCATTATCCGTATATTTCTTTAACTCGGCATCTTTAAAGAGATTCCTTAAATCATCTAAGCTGAATACAAACAACATAGATTTAGTAGTAGAATATACTAAAAACAATAGACTACCTTTCTCATTCCAAATCACATATTGTGCAAAATCGGAAAGTTTTACTTTTAGGCTATCCCTACATCCCTTTACTTCAACGAAATGGAAATGATCTCCAGATACTATAAACATATCGGGCATCTTCCTTAAAAACTCAGGAACCTTTAACCAATGTTCTACTGGTACTGGATGTTCCTTTGAATCAAACCCTATATTCTTATAATACACCCCTTTGCCCTTTATGTATTCTTCTGCCTTGATTTGGGCGATGTCTATCCTTTTAAGATTCCTTCTCTCAAAATCAGAATCTGAATCAAATATAGCAAATGCTGAACTCATTACATTACTCCTTTTTTATCCTTTTTCTTCACAAGTCTTTTATCTTTGAGCAACTGACATATTGCACATAAGCCATTAACATGAATAAATGTTTCAAACTCCGTTCTGTCGCAATTATAACACTTTCTATACTTAAATTCATTTTTCATGCTTACAATGTTTACAAGCTACTCTTTTCAATTTATAAGTTGGAAAATCTTCATAGTATAGAACTTTTCTATACCTCCTGCCATTACCCGATTGATATCCAATTTCCCATACTCTATTACAAAGTTCGCAGAACTTTAGTCTGTTAGATGCACTATGCGGCTTATTGGCATTTCCTCTCCATCCTATCCTATAGTTTTCACGATCTACCCCCATTTCATTTTTGTGGCTCCTTTACTCCCATTTCCAACTTCTTATCA